ATTGTCCAAGCATATTAAATACACCTTCTAATTGCATTTGCTTATAACGAATATAAGTGTTGTTAAAGATTTCGTAGCTATCACGCATCTGTTGTCTATTCCCTAATTGACCAGGAACGGCAATACCGAAAAGGTCAGGGCTTGTAATCTGGTGTCCGCTAAAAATGTTATTCTGTATTAACTCATCTACTCTTCCAAAATCTTCTTTAGTTAAATCACTCGCACCCAAATCGTCTACAATAGGCTTTCTTGTTGCATCATTTACAAAAGCAAGTAAATACTTTTTGCCGTCTGCACCCGTATACATATTGTCGAATTGTCTGCTAACTGCACGTTTCTCGTCAGGGCTTGGCTCTCCGTTTGGTAAAGTAATAAGTTTACTGGCAGAAAACCCTGTTTGAGCATTACCTAAAACGTGTTTACTTACTTCTACATCACTTTCAATGTAGTTAAGCGCACCGAAATAACCCGGAAGGCTATAAACATTCATACCCGGTCTGTATTCTTTTACATAAAGTATTTGAACACCTACAGGGTTTTTAGGATTGAACGCATTGTATATCTCAGCTTTTTCTTGATTGCGTGTAGCCTTCCAATCTTCTTTATACCAGAACTGCGTGTTGTCTTTGTTAGTTCTAATCTTTGTATAATCACAATGCCATAATTCAGCGATTTGTTCGCCCATTACAGACCAAATAACTTGGATATAAGCACCGCCAAATAATTCAATATCTAAAGCTACCTTTTTAGTTAAATCATTTAAAGTTTCCTCTCTATTAACTTGCTTAACAATAGGCTGCTCTCCTGCCCAACCATTACCAACAATGTAGTTCACTTTGCCTCTTACAATAGCATTGTGCTTTGCTGACTTATTAAAAAGGTCTAATAGGTATTGCGGATAGTCATTATTTTGACCATACTGCATATACCCTTCGCCTTTTTTCTCTTTATATTCCGGTTGCTTTGCCTCGGCAAATGTCAATACTTGTATTTCCATTATTGTCTTATTGTGAATGTGCTTGTTGTTTCGTATTCTGTGAATGATATAGTTGTACCCTCGAGTTCCATTATGCCTGTTTCAAGCAAGTTTAAGCCCGTCGGGTCTGTATTAGTAGTACTTGTCTGCTCGTAGATTGTGTAGGTGTATTGCCCGTTTAAAGCCGTATTAAAGAAGCTATTAACTACAATAGTGAACTCGTTGTACCTTTCCTTGTATGCGCTTATATCTGTATTGTTAAGCCTTACAAATTTGATGTCCGTATTTGTTGATCTATTCTCAAATATAAATAGATAGTTCGGGCTTGTTAAAAGCTGCTTCTCAGTCAAGGTAAGTATTATGTTTTGGGTTTGCCCCTTAATTAATCTTATCACAACTATAAATATAAACTATCACGATTGTTTGCAAAATAAAAAACCCCCGAACAATTAAGTCCGAGGGCATCTATATACAAAACCAAAACAACCTAAGTTCCTGGAGTAGTTAATGCGCCTGATACAGTAGAGTTTACTGATGGAGCAAGAGCCGCTTCTGCACCTGTAAAGGTTAAAGTGTAACCACTTCTGTCGCCTTCAGCCGTACCTGTACCTGCATTACCTGCGGTAAGGTCTAAGCCTCTTGTTTTACCTAAGTACCAGAATGCGCCATTATTATCTTTGGCAACTGCTACTAAAGTGTTTTGAGCCAATAACAAGATTTCGTTTCTTGTATTAGCTTGTAATTTGTTTAATACGATGGTCAATTCAGGAGCATAAAAGACAGTTCCGTTTTGTACGTTTGCATTGATATTCTCAACTAATTGAGAAGTACCTTTTACAAGTTCGTACTTATAGAACCTCTTGCCAGATGCTTTTACTAAAGCGGTAATTACACCACTCGCTTCTGTTGTAGAAGTAACATCTGCTGCTGCTATGAAATAAACCTCAGTAATACCACCTAAACTGTCTTTACAATCTAAGCTATAATTTTGAGTTAAAGCGCAAGGCATATTTTTGAAATTAATTAGTTTGAAAAAAGTGGGTAGGTGTATTTCAACCTACCCGATAAATTATGCAAGGATAAACTTAACTACTTCGTCAGGGAATGCAATGTTTACACCCATCTTAAACTCAGATACAAAGCGAACCTGGTCTGCCTCTTTTGCGTAGAAGATTTCGAATTTTTCTTCTTCGTTCAATAAGTCAGTTCCTAAGAACATATTGCTTAAACGCATAGCGTAAACTTTGTTTGTTCCGTTAAGACCTGCAACTGCAATAACTTTGATTGTAGTACCTGGTAATACAAATTCGCTATCAGCTTTAACATCAATTTGGTAATTGAAAGAACCGCTATTTTTAAGAGCAACAGTGTAAGTTCTAAATAAATCTTGACCGCAGAAGATAGTCATATCGTCAGCCGCTACAACTTTAGCAGGGATTGCTTGGTAAACACCATCAAAGATGCTAATTACGTTAGCAGCAGTAATGCTTGATAAAGGCGCACCACTAATGTAAGTAGAAGCGTTTGCAGCAACAACACCTGTAGCAGCTCCGATTAATTTTACAAGACCATCAAAGCGGTTAAGGTTAACATTAACACTTGTAGTGTCTCCAGTCCATAACGCAGTTTCTAATTGTGCAGCGATTGTCTTAGCTTTCTTTTCAGAATACTCTTGCTCGAAAGGTACGCTATCGTACATAGAGCCAGTAGGTAAAGCTTTTTGTAAATACTTAGCTTCAAGGTCTTTAGGACAAAGAGCTTCGTTTACTTTAATTTTACCAGGAGTTACAGTACGTTGAGTGAAGGTAGTAGAACCAGAAGCATTAAAGCCACAAGAAGCACCATCTTGGAAGATAGCGTCAGTTTCCATAATGTTGATTTTTTCGCTTGACTTTACGCCAACCATAACGTTACCTGCACTCTTAATAAGAGCAGCAGTTTTTGCACCCAATACAGACGAAGTTACAAGTAGAGCTTCGTTTTCTTTTGTATAGTTTGCCAATGCAGATACATCAAATCCCATTTTATTTTATTTTTATTTGTTTAATAAAGCGTTTCTAAATTTTTCAATCCTATCGTACTTCATTGAGTGAGTAGTTACGTTAGAACTAAAGTTGTGTTTTGGTTGCGCAATAGGTTCAGCGTTAGGTGTCTTAGTAAGTGCTTCTATTAATTCAGCTACTTGACTAAAGCCATTCTTAACTTTTGCCTCTAATTGTGCTACTTGTGTTTTAAGATTTTCGTTTTCAGAAACTAAAGCAGCGATTTCGTCTGCCATTTTCTCTTCCATTTTCTTACCCATTTCAGCAGGTGTTTCGTCAGCTTCTTTAGCTTCTGCTTCTGGAGTTTCAATAGATAAGATTTTAGCGGCTTCGTCTAAAACAATTTTAGTGCCGTCTGCTAATTGGTGTTCGCCAACAGGAGCAGGACTTCCGTCTGCTAAAGTAACTTCGCCACCGATAGCTAATTCGCTAATCATAACCTTTGTTCCGTCCATAAGGCTATATTCTGCGAATGTAACAGGTACCTCTTCGATTGGTGCTTCAATAGGAGCCGGAGCCTCTACTTGTGGCATATCTTCGAATAAAGCCCTAATTTGCATAATTGCATCTTTTGCGTTCATCATTCTTTTTGTTTAAATATTAATAAAAGATTTTGTTTATCATTTAACCCGTTGCAATATTTCCTTTATTGCATTCATAAGTTCTTGTTCTTTGGTCGGCTTTGTCTTGTAAGTAAACAACCCTTCTACGCTAAAGCCTTTAAATTTACCCTCTTTAACATCATTCCAAACACCTTCGTTGTCTACTTTAAAAGAACCAAACCACGAGCCGTCCGGTGCATCTTCAAACCCTTTCATTGGTTGTATACCTCTGCTTTGATCTGTTATAAAGCTTTCAAACATTGTTACACCTTCGACTTGTTGGTCAGGAGAGTGCATTAAGTTTACGTTTGATTGGTAGCCTCTTTTGAAAAACTTTTGAGCAATCTTGAATATAGTGTCTTTAGAAAAGACCACATAGTAATCGCCATAAGTAGCATCACTCCTAAAAATAGGCATATCAGCCAACATAAGAGGACCAGAGATAATACGCTTATCTTCGCTAACCACTTCAAAGCGTTGTTGATTTTTAAAGGCATTCCAATTCTTTTGAATAGCAGGTTTGTCTACGAGTGCCACATAATCGACCTCGGCATCGTCATTCATATCCTCGCTAATGTCTAATAAATAAACAGGTAAGTCCATATCTTTAAATATTAAGTGTTTTAAATTGTTATCATTTAACCGAACCTTGCACGTTGCTGAATAGCTGCGATACGTTGCTGACTGCTTGTTACATCGCTTTCAATTACATAGGCTCTTGTTGCTTGGTTACCTAAGGCGTTAATAGATTGTGTGCTTAAAGTTGTTGTTTGCGGTTGTGGTGGAGCCATCGGTGCTTGTGCAGAAACACTTGGTGCAGATGCTCCGGATTGAGAACCACCAGACGAACCACCGGCAGAACCCCCATTTTTAAACTTTGAAATAGAAGCACCGGCAATAGAAGCAATACCTATACCGGCTCTAATCTTTGCAACTAAAGCTTGTTTAGTAGCAATAGCCATACCAACTGGACCGAGTGCCGCGTTTGCTGCATAATAACCTGCTATTTCTCTTTGAGTGTCTACAATTATTTTACCGATAGCTAAAGCCTTATCAATTACAAATATAGCATTTGCAATCTTTTCGTTTTGACCTGCAAGGCTTGATAATAAATTAAGACCTGCCTGTGCTGCATCAAATTTAGCATTTTGTAAAGCTATGTCAGCTTGTAATTCTGCATTTCTTGCTGCTTCGTTATCGGCTTTAATCTTTTCGTTTTTCTTATTGTTTGCAGCTATTTCTTTTTGTACTGCTGCATACTCCTCGTCATTTTCTTTAGTTACTTGCGCTGCCGTCTCTTCAAGCATCTTTGCATCTGCTGCTGCTTTCCTTTCTTTTTCTGCTACAGCTAAAGCCTCTAAATCAGTATTTAATTTAGTTCTTAAAGCAACTATTAATTGGTTTCTTGTTTCTTCTGTAATCTTAGTATTAGCTAAAATCTCGTCCCTTTCTTTATTAAAAGCTATATTAAGTTCTGCTTTTTTCTTTTCGTTTTCGTCTTTAAAAGTAGATAAAAATATTTCATTATTTAATTCACTTAGCTTTAACAAAGCTTCTTTTTGTGCTTCTAACCTTTCCTTTGCAAGTTGCTCGTCTTGTTTCTTTTGGCTTTCCCCGTATTTATTTGCATCAGCAGTCCCTCTTTTTGCCGATTGTTTAACCGCTTCCCTTCTTGCAGTTTCAGCCGTTGCATCAATTACTGCTAAATCATTTTTAAGGTCTTTATATTTTTTTGCATCTTCGCCTCTTAAAATACCTTTTTGGTCTGCTAATTTTTTTAAATCGTTTAATTCATTATTGATTTGTTGTTTTCTAAGTGCATCTAACTTTCCTTGTTCTGCACCCTGCGCTTGAAGTAGTTTTATTTGTCTGTCAATACCTTCATTAATTATCTTAGTACCTGCAGCCGCTTTTGTAAAGATTGCTTGTCTTTGTTGCTCTGCCCTTGATGCTGCATTTGTTACGCCTATCAAGTCAGTAAAGGCATTAATAACATTACCAACAGTAGATGCAAATTTGCCAAGTCCTGGGATAGCATTAAGTATCGCAGTTTTTATTTTGCCAAAGTTTTGTACTACGGCTATAAGTCCAATTACTAAAGCACCTATTCCCGTTGCAAGTATCGCTCCACGCAATACCTTCATAGCTACACTTGAAGCCGTTGTTGCTACAGTTGCCGTATTAGTTGCAGCAGCCTGTGCCTTAGTTGCTACAGTTGAAGCTATTGTTGTTGCAACATCTGTCTTTTGTATTGCAGCTTTTTCGCCAATAACAAAGTTATAAGCAGTTTGAAACGCAGTTGTACTTTTAATAACTGCACCTAATTGCTTAAAGCTATCAATACTTTCCCCAACAGATTGTAAGCCTTGAGATAAAGCCATAGCAGATTGTACCTTTAACAAAGTTTTCTCTACTGCTTCTGACTCAGCACCAAACAAACCGATTGCACCTTGCGCTGCTGCAAAACCACCGGCTACACCACTAAGCGAAGCGGTTAAGGCTTTAAACTTAGCATCTGGGTTAAAAGCATCTGTCAAAGCTTTTGCATCGCCTATCCTGTCTTTTAATTCTGAAGCTCTTTTTGCTGCTTCAATCGCTTGTTCTGAAGTAGCACCGAACTTATCGGATAACGCTTGTACGTCTTGCTGCGCTTCTCTTAACTGCTTTTTTAACGAGCCTATAGCTTGTTCTTGGTTACCGCCTACCTTTATATTAAACGATAGTTCATTACTTTCTGCCATTAGTATGATGTTTCTATTACTTTAAGGAATGATAGTTTAGTAGTGTTGTATTCCATAGGGTTAAAGTTTTCGACCTTGTTAAGCCTAAACAATACCCCGTCAATATAAACATACTTACTAAAATCTAAATTAAAAATGTCTACTATATCAAGTAAACCAAAGCAAGTTAATAGCTTACTATCTTTGCTTGTTATCTCAGCAAGGTAAGGGCTATGAAATGCGTTGAATACATTAGTAGTCGGATAGCTATTAGGTCTAAATTGTATCTCTTTAGGCGCGCCAAAGTTAATATCGTTTGTAGGGTTAATTGGGTCGTCTAAATGCCCTGCATAACCATAGCTTGTATAAGTAGCTAAGTTTGTAGTTGTATTCATAATGTTCCAAGAACCTACGCCCGTAATCTTTTTGGTTTGCATAATACGAATGATGCTATCCATTCTGTCCTCTGCACTATTCGTATTTGACTTCTTATAAATAGCCGGGAATACTTTGTCTTGTCCGGTAGCTTGGTATAAAGTAGATGCAGCAAATATAACTTCTAAAACATCTGTTTCTTTTACAAAGTCAAATTCAGTATCGTAAATAAAATCGCCATAACCTTCGCTATACTTCTTACGATAGTTTTCCCCATAAAAGTCATTATCTGTTTTAAACTTGTAGTTATAATAACGAGCGTTTACCTCACTCATTGGCTTAATACTTAAAGGCTTTGACCTATCTATTTTGTTACTCCAATCCAATGCTTCAGCCGACTTCTCAGGATAAAAATCCACATACGGACTAATAACAAGTTCTTTGTCGTTAAACTTATTCTCATAAACATAAAGGTTAAACATCTTAACAATGCTCATAAAGAAATCACTTTGAAATATACCTTTAGGGATTGTATCGTTTATTGTTATTGTTTCGCCTAAATTAATTTGAACTTGCGTTGGTGTTGTTGTAGTTAGCTTAACCTCTCCTAAAATAATATTTAGAAAAATGCCGTTGCCTAATATCTCGACCTGCATAGTGTTATTAGTAGCAAAGTTTACACCACTAACTAAAATATTGCAGTCCATAAAATCATTAATACTCGCATCAAAATCTTGTCTGCCTATTTGTGCGCCATCTTTTTTTAAGATAACAGAAAAAGCTGGTAGGCTTGGATTGTAAGTTACATCGCCACGCAAAGTTAATTGTATATCGGTTGTTATTGTAGGCGTACCGGTATAAGTAAATAGTTGCTTTGTTATGTCAAGTGTAAAGCTACCTGCCGTTACCATTGTAAATTCTACAAACGTGTTAAGGTTTGTATTGATTAGTTGTATGTCAGCATTGGCATCTAAACTTGTATTGTTTAACGCAGTTATGTTTGTTTGGTTATGCGGAATAATAAGCCTTTTAAATAAAGCAGTATCAAAGAACGGGCAGCTAAAAGTATAATCAGTACCTTCAAATATTTTTTCTATATACTGCTTTACATACAAAGCAGGTCTGAACGTTGTATATTGAAAGTCCTTTTTAGCAACTCCGTATTGCCCTGTACTAACATTCCCGTAATCAATAAGAGGATAGTAATAACCAGAACCGCCCGGGTTATCCCAACTCGCACTAATATTGGCTACGCTATAAGTATGGTTATATGCGCTAAAATCTAAATCATCTTGAGGATTGATATTACCTGTTAATCTTTTGTTGCCTAATGTAGTAATAAAACCGCCTAATTCCCCAAACACGCTGCACTGGTATTCAATAGTTTGTTTATCTATTACTATCTCTAATATTCTCAAAGTGCCTTTAAATATCTGCACCTTATCAATAAAGATTTTACAGTTAGCTTGTTTACTTACGTTAAAGTTATAACCTACGTTTGGTAAGGTGTTATCCGTAAAGTTAGCGTTGTTAAGTTCGAAGATGTAACCAAATACCAAGTTATTGTTTGCGGTTCCTGGTATGCTTATTGTCTTACTAAAAGAAGTATTGCGACTACCGAACTCACTCACATCGTCAATCGCATAAGTGAACTCTGTAGATATATCCTGCAATAAATCAATCTTTTGTTCCTCGATGTATATCTCTGTACTAATCATTATCTGAATTGGCTTGTTAAGTATTTGCCTACTTCTATTTCAATCTCAAAGTTAAATAGTTTGTCTGCACTTTCTAACTTGTACTCATAATTGCTTGTACTTATGGTAACAGGGAAGTAAGCACCAAGTACTTCCATATACACAATAGGACTCGATACAAGCTGAGCCAACCACGAATAATCTTGTTCGCTAACCCAATCAGAAATAAGCCTGTATTTATCTTTATGCTGAATAGCATAGTTGAAAGTTGTTTCGTTATATCTGTTATATCCATCTATATTTGTCATTTGCCCACCTACAAGCTGCCAGTCGCTTCGCCTGTATGATGCCCTTTGATACTCGCTCGACCTTCTATTTACTAAAGCAAATTTTTTAGTGTCCCAACCGCCTAATCTATTTAGGAACTCTAAGTTAAATTGTTGGTATTTAGGATAGCACTTATGTCTTAATTTAATTACCCTTGTTTGTGCGCCACTTCTTTTTAAATAGAAGTTATAGCCGTATGTATTCTCATCTATAATCGTGCCAGATGCCCAATCGTTTATGTGTCCTGCTTGTAGGTTAAACATATTGAATTGACCGCCTAAAGTAATATTCCCCGATACAGTATTAGTAACCACGTCGCCATCGCCTAATACTTCAACCCAAGCAGAATAACCGCCCGTTGCTATGCGTAGGAAGGTAATGTAAAAGTTATCTCCGTATTCAAGCGTTATGTTATCCGTATCACGCTCCGTTAAAAAATCGTCCGTAAAGTTTTCCAATAGTAAATTATCGTAATAGTCCGATAACACTAAAGGTGTATTGTTCTTTGTTAAGAATACATCGGCAAACAATGGCGGTACAAAGTTGTAGGCTGAGTAGCTGCCAGATGCTAAGTTTGTAGTAGTTACACCGCTAACCTCTTCGCCTATCCTTACTTGGTAATCTACTTTAATCTTATCGTTTGAAGCTACAAGTATTGAGTTTCCTGAAGGCTCAAAATAATTAGTTACAAAACTTCTTACCATTGGAGATGCGTTAAACACCCCATAGCTGCCTTCTGCACTTGGCGCAGGGAATACCTTTGATCTAATTACTTGGCTTCCGTTAATGTATACATCATACACGAATTTAAAGTTTGTAGTTCCGCTATTAGTAGAACTTGACACAAACCAAAGGTTATCGTGCATTGACGAATAAGGTGCAGGGCTACTTGTTATTGTTATTGCCATTCTTGCTTTCGTTTACTGTTTGCTTTATTTGAATTAATACATCGCCACCTACTGCGACTGCTATATTTTCAATAAATTCTTTATTAAATATTTGGGCTACTGCTCTGTCAAAATAGTGTGTAGACCTAAGCCCTTTAGTATGTATGCTTTTTGCTATCGCCCAAGCTAAAGATTTTTTTCCTTGTATTGCTTTGCTTTCCGCTCCAAGTTTTGTGTACTTCTTAACGGCTACCGATTTTAGCTTATTATAACTAAGCCATTTTTCTATTACATTAACCGGAATTGACTTGCTACTTGTCTTAAACGAATAAGGTGTTTTAGCATCTGCCTTTGTATTGTTTGTACCCTTAACCCCTTTATTGACAAACCTAAAGTATTTGTCTTGTTCGCTTCCTTGCTCATATCCTAAACTTAAAACGTAACTGTTTCCAAATTTAGTTACAATACCGATTGCCGGTTCTGCTAACTTACCAGAACTTGTTATATTCTCTTGATCTAATATCTTGATTAGGGCATCATTAAAGGCTTGTCCGTATAAAGACAAGGTTTCCTCTAATACAGGCAAATCGCCTTCCTTAACCTTTCCAAAGCCCGTATCGCCTATGCTTTTTAAAAAGCCTTCCCTTAATGCTTGTATTTGCGCCTTTGATATACTCACGCTAATAAATATAAGGAAGGTCTAAAAATAACTAACCCCACCAAAAATGGCAGGGCTTGTCTTATTTAAGTTTCCTATGTTGCTCTTTATCGTAATCGGCTTTAGCCTTCAGGTAACTAAGTGTATTTAGGAACTGGATTGTTGAAAGTTCATAGCTTTGGTCAACTGTGATATTTTCGTGGTCGGCAACAGATTTGGCGCAATATTGCCATCCAAAGTGCTGCATAAAATTTGAACCGCCTCTTGCGCTGACTCCGGACTCATTCCCTTCGACATCATTTCCTGTATCAAATAAGCCTGAGAAACCTCTATCCAGTTTCTGTATACTTGATAAAAAAAAACAACCGAATGATAAACGTGAACAAAGTTAGAGGCTTGTAGGTCGGCTGCATACTCGCTATGCTTTGCTGCATCATAGGTATCGTCTACCCATCTGCCATACCAAGTTTTACGCTGAGGCATAACCATTGAGGCTGCTAACTTATGCAAGTTGTTAATTAAGTCGGTGCTAAATACCTTGCTTTCAATATATCTGGCTGCTTTGATTTGCTGCACATCATAAACAAATCGGTATCGTTTGCCGTTTACTTCCGTATACTTAACCGGCTTACCTTCAATCTTATCGTCTAAAAAGCTAAGTGTTGCCCTTAGATTATTGAATTGCTGAATAGATAGGCTATCGACCTGGGTGTCGGTTAGATTGTAGATTATACCTACAAGCTTACTTTCCACGTCTAAGTTAGTCCAATCCTTTTCAGGCTTAGTAACTATTGGATAAATCTGTTGGTACTGCCAAATCGTTAATTCGTTCCAAGTCATTTGTTTTCTTTTTTGTCTTGTTCAAGTATCTTGTTGCTTTGATCTATTAATCGAACCCATACTATTGATATAAGGGTTGCAGAGATTAAAGAACATATTATTGCTACTATCATTTCGTTTGGTTATACATATCTCTAACTTCAATTATAGCTAAAATTACTATAATTATTGCGAATGGTAAAAGTATCATTTTAACTGTTTTATAATATATACAAGATGCCCACCTATGTAAGCTACTGCAAACAAAGGTAAGCAAATTGTAAAGAAGTATAATATTTTTATTACTTTAGAGATACGGCTACACTTGTTGTGCTACTCTTGGCAGGGGGGTAAACTTTTGTAACCTCGCCAGTAACTCCGTTAATAATATCAAGTCCTTGATGCGGAACTTTTTTAAGGAACTCTTCCATATCCTTTTTGGCTTTAGCTGCGCTATTGTACTCGGCCATAATTTCCTCGTATTGTGGGCTTTCGCATTTGCTATAATCGTACTTAACTCCTACCTCTCGAATGTTAAACTTTGCGCTCATATACTCAAAGTCCTTGCCGTTTAATACGGCTGCTTGTAATACGGCATCTTTGTAGTCCTTGTTTGCCTTTAGGGTTTCGAGCATATCCTCTAAGGCTTTAACCTGGAGATGTGTTTTTAACGGATCAAGTTCCCCTGCGTTTAAGCGTTCAATTAATTGATAGGTAAACTCAGTCCTTTGTTCTTTTGTTGTTTCGAAGATTTGTTGTAGTTCCATTGGTTTGTTTATTTGTAGTTTATATGGTTCTGTTCTATTAACTGATATTCTTGGCATACCAAAATATCCATCGTCATCAAAATAAAAACTCATATTGTTTGGGGTTATTTGTTTTGTTTATATGTTTGGTTGTAGTATTGTTCTCCTTCTTCACGATAGCCAAATACTCCATCTATATTACCATAGTAAGCATCTATTATCTGCTCTTTTTCTTTTTCTTTATATTTTTTAGCTATGCCAATAGCGTAATCAAAAGCTGCTACCATATCTAAATTACCTTCCTTAGATACTTTATAAGAGTAGCTTTGCATTTGTTCTATTAGTTGATTTACTGCCGTTTTCATATTGTTTCTGGTTTGTAATTATCAATGTCAAAAAAGCCGATTTTTGACTTATGTTCTGGACTTCTCATTCTACGCTTAGAAGGTTCATAACCTTGCTCGTTGCAGTAGGTTAGTATCTCCAGATAGGTAGCATCAATGTTATTCATCATTATGCTTATCGGCTCACTTGCGTAATATTTGTCTATATATTCTTTTGCGCTTTGTGTCATTGTATTTAATTAAATAGTCAGTTAATGCTGCCATTACAAAACCTGTCGCAATTAGCAGAAGGCATATAGCGTAGATCATTTTGAGTAAATGTCTTGTAATTGACCAATAAGGTAACAAGCTACTAAAAATACGGCTAAAAGTTGTGCGGTTTCTTTTTTCATTGTGTTTGTGTTTTGATTAAATAATAACCAAATATACAAGTTTTACACAATCCACCAAATTTATTTTTGTAACCTTGTTGCAATTATAGAAAGGCATACCTACCCGTGCCACGTTTAAGGCTGAAGTTCTGCCAAGCCAATGCCAAAGCCATAACGGCATCATCGTGAAAGCCTGAAGGTGCGGAATACTTTACCCCGGTTGCCGTGTATTGATACTCAAATACTTCTAACTCCTGGCTTATTATCCCCTCTGGGTAGCCTATTTTACCTTGATGTATCGCAGCCTGTAGCCCTTCCATAAGCTGCTGCTTACTTGAACTTGTAAACTTTAAGCCTTGTATCATTACCCCTTCTCTTTGTAGGTCTTCGAGTATTGGGTCTCCAACCCCCGTAGAATCGACAAGGATAGGGCATTTAGGCAGCCTAAGGATAGTTTGCTTAGTATTGTGCCAATCCATTTGAAAGCGGTCAAAATAAGCCACGTTTCCATCTTCGTCTAAGCCTACAATAACAGTCCAATCGACCGACTTCGCCAGATCAATTCCATAAGCTACTACCGGCATATTTGTTACTGGGTGTAAGCACTTGCGTATGTGTTGGCTTCCAAAAGGGTTTGCTGCGTTCTCAGCAGGGTTTGCCATATACTCCTGCTCAAATACAACCTCTGGCAGTTGCTTCCTTGCATCGTCTATTTCTTGTGGGTCAATGTAAGGGTTATCGTATGTAGTAAACTTAAAGCTTTGCCAATCGGGTTCAGCTTTGCTAAACAAACTAAAGAAGTAGTTTTTACCTTTAGGGGTGCTAAGGAATATAGCTTTACCCTTGTAGTCAGTTAAGGTAGGTCTTATTGAGTTAAGCCACCCGTCTTCAAGGTTAGGTATAAATGAAGCCTCGTCTACTATTACCAGGTTGAACTTTCGCCCTCTCAGGTTATCCAAGCGTTCCCCTGTAAAGAACTCGACCTTGCCACCATTTGGGAAGCTGATATTTAAGTCCGATTTGTTATTAGGGAACGGAAGGCTATTGCATAACTTCTCAAAGAATACCTTTGCTAATTTGTAGGTCGGTGTTATGTAAGCAACCTGACCGCCTTTAATTGCGGTTGTAATACATTTGATCTGGCTTAACTCAGATTTGCCGAACCTTCTACCGCACATAACAACTATGTACCTGGCTTCGCAGTCAAGTATCTTCTTTTGGTTTATATGTCCGTTTGGTAGTTCTATCCGCATTAAAGAATTGTCTTGCCGTCTACAAATACTATCTCAATCCTGTTATCTGTTTGAATATCCATTTGTTCTTTAGGCTTACCATAAACACGAGTAAGCAAAGTTTCTAAACTATAAAGGCTGCCTTTCTCTAAACTTTTACGCATAGCTGCTGCAATCGTCTTTTCTAATATTGTTGCCTTCGGGTTATCCCATACTGTTTTAAGTTCCTCTAAGTCCATTGACATCATAGCTTGTATGGTGTCGTTTATCTCAGCAAGTTTATAGCCCTGCTCTTTAAGTAGGCTTACATACTTCCTGGGTCTGCCATTTGGGTTTCCCGATTGTCCTGGTTTGAAAGGTATTAAGTGTTCTTTGCTCATTCTGTTACGCTTCTGTTTTAACATAAGGTTGACCATTCCTTTTAACTTCTAATGTCGGGTCAAGTTTAATCATTCGGTCTACTATCACTTGACAGTACTTAGGGTCGAATTCTACTAAATATCCTTTTCTATTTAATTGATGTGCAGCTACCATTGTTGTTCCTGAACCACCAAATCCGTCTGCAACTATATCTCCTTGCTTACTACTATTACCTATTTGGTATGCTATTAAAGGTATTGGTTTCATAGTAGGGTGTTCTGTATTTCTGCTTGGTCTATCAAATTCTAATATAGTTGTTTGCTTTCTGTCTGAATACCATCCGTGAGCAGCTCCCTCTTTCCAACCATATAAACAAGGTTCGTGTCTCCATTGGTAATCTTGTCTTCCCATTACCATTGAATTTTTTACCCATATTAAACACTGCTTAACCATTATACCTGAGTTTTTCATTGCAGACCTGAAATTAGCACCTTCGCTATCAGCGTGCCAAACATACCAAGCACCACCTGCTTTTGTATAGCTTCCTAAAGCGGTATAGAAGTCATAAAGGAATTGATAAAAAGAGTCATCCGACATACTATCGTTTTGAATAGTAAGTGCATCTTTTGTTTTGCCTTCATAAGCTACGTTATATGGTGGGTCTGTAACAACTAAATCAGCTAATTGATTTTCAAATAGTTTTGCAAAAGTATCTGTTTGAGTACTATCGCCACATAATAATCTATGTTGTCCGATTTCAAATAAATCTCCTAATACTATATCAGTTCTTAAATGTTCAGGTATTTCGTAATCATCTTCTTGTGCTTCCTCTTCTGTCTTAAAGCCAGGTATATCTAAACCCCACTCTTCAAGTTCTGCTGCATCCCAATTGTTAGCGAGGTCATCCCAATCCCATTCGCCATAGCCTACGTTGTCTTTAACTATAAATTCCTTTTGCTGCTGCTCGGTTAGTTCACTTGCTTTAATAATAGGTATCTCTTTAAGTCCTGCTTCCTTACAAGCCTTTAATCTCATATTGCCACCAAGTACAACCATATCGTCATTTACAACAATAGGTCTTAGCTTTAGCATTTGTGGGAACTCGTTAATTGACTTTACAAGCTTTGCAAACTTATCGTCTTTAATTATCCTGGGATTGTTTGGGTTTGCTTTTACTGTGTTGATTGGTACGTTTTGTATCATAGTATGCCGTTAATTATGTCGTTTGCTTCGTCTATTGCATCTTCTTGATCTAAGTAAGTGTCTACGTCTGCTATATGCTTATTGATTAAAGTTTCTGCCATTGCGTAGGTATAATGTCCTATCGTGGTCATATCGTCTCCGTTTTTACCTGTCTTACATACCGCAAGGAAGTAAGCTTTATGCGTAAGGAGTAGCCATATAGCGTTTAGTTTTCTCATCTACCTTGACCTCTATAAGCTTTTTCTCTTGGCGTATGCTTATTAAAGGACTTCTTTGCAGAGCCTCTTTTGCGTTTGCCAAAGCTAACTTTGTTATTGTTCTCTTTAATCTTTGCCATAATTCTTTGCGTGTATGTCTTTTAGGAACTCTTTATATTGTTTTTTGTCTCCGTATTCTATGTGGCACTTTCTGCATAACCCCATTAGGTTTTCAATCGTGTCTTTGTCTTTACTGCCACCCATTCCCCTAGCCTCAATATGATGTATATCTACCGCTTGTGAGCCACACACTTCGCAAGGAATGAAGTCCGTTTTTTTATACCTCATTCCCTGCAAATAAATTTGTGTGTGTTTCTGCATACTTTCCCCATTAAATTTTCCGTTGATTAATAATTAAAAAATTTAAGTATGCAAATTATTTTCCGTCTATTTCTTTTAGTTTATTAATTGCCCATTCAACCCCACTCGTACCGCCCCACGCATCCCAGGCAATTCCGCCACAACCTTCGCTATAAGGAACGTCTTTATGTTGTTGGTGTCTTTTAAAGGAAGCCATACGGGCAATAGTATCTCTACTAATTGGCTCACGATTTGCCAACTGTCTTGCCCTTGCTTTTCCCGTTGCTTCAAGACAAGAACCCCAACCATTTTTCTCAGCCCATTCTATTGCCCTCTTTGCATTGTTAGTAGCTGACTCAGGATAATCGGTATAGCTTTCTGCGAACTTACCACCTGCAAGAATAGCTTTCCATACTTGCATAGCTTTTTCCTCGGTATCGTACACGCAACCGCCTTGTCCGATTTTCCATTTTCCTGAACTGCATTGTGTTACTGGCATAGTTTACTATAAATATACTTTCGGTCTAAATTTATCTCGTCAAAGTTATACTTCTTTTGGCAGAACTCAAATAGCTTCTGTCCGCTCTCCTTTCGCATATCCGCATCACTTACTAAATCTTTAATATGTTTGTACCAATCCTTTTGGCTTTTAACGTAATGCACGGGCATATCAAGGTAAGGATTGACTTGGCTAACAATAGCAGGGTTCTTTTTAGCAGCCGTTTCTAATACTTTAAGGTTTGACTTCATAGCGTTGAACTTGTTATCAACCAATGGGATAACTGAAATATCGCTATCAGTGTAAGCCCCCATATATTCAGTAACCTTTGCATAATTATAGATCGTAGGGTTAAGCTTTAGTCCGCAAGTAAAGGCATCAATCATTTTATCCCAGATAGGTTTCTCCCCGTCATTGTAACCTGCTATTACAGTTCTTATATTCATACCTTGTAACCTTTTAAATGGCTGCCTAAGTATTTCTATATCCCTTTCGTGCGTTCCGCTACCTGACCAAAATAATCTAACCTTGTAATCTTCGGTCTTGTTGTCCTGGAACTGCTCTTGCCCATAAGGTAAAGCGTTTGGTAATATGTGAACGTTCTTATTGTAAGGACTTATCTCACTTGCTAACCTTTCGTGAGTGCAGGTACATAGGTCTGCAATATTTAAGTAATCGGTAATTAATTTAGGTATGTTATTATACTTGTATCTCCAATATAACAAATGGCTTTCGCTAAGTTCCCAGTAATCGTCATTGTCTACTACTAACTTAAAGCCGTACTTGGTGCGCCAAGTGTCCATTTGCTTTGCATCTATTTCGTTAAGCATTCTATTCATTATCACAATATCCCACCCTTGCTCTAATAGTTCGTCATTTAGTACATCGGTAATAAGTGCGTACTCCTTTTCTAAGTGTACTATCGGCATCATAATTCGGTGCAGTCCTACACCTGAGTTGGCAGAAGTTATACAAAGTATTCTCATAAATTTATATAATATGTTTTATTGCCGTTTGTATAAGCAGATACATTATTGCTATGCAAACTCCAGGTCTTTTGTACTAATTCATTTTTATTATAACCATAAGCATCAATACTATTTTGCTCAATATGATTTGCGGTATATTCTTTAATGTATTTCGTATGCAAACCTGCTGCTCTGCATCTCGTACAATAATCTAAATCTATTGCTCCGTAAGGGTCAAGTTCTTGATTAAATGCACCAACTTTATTTATAGTTTCTTTTGTGATAGTAAAGTTACCAGTTAAATCAGCCGTGTCATTACTCATACTATCTAAAGGAATAGAACAAATACCAATAGTTTTGTCTTGTAAAAAGTCATTTCTTATTTGCAACCAATTATAAGGTTCTAATATATCGTTACCCATAATAGTTACATAATCTATATTATCAAAGTTTAAATTCCTTAAGCCTTTATTAGTTGCAAATGCTATGCCTTCTTCATTAATGATAGTAACTATATCAATATGCTTACCAGCATTTTTGATATTCTCAAACAATGTATTGATGTTCCTGTCTTTATAGTTTAAGTATACTATTGCATTCATTATCTTATGTTTGAGCCGATTTCCCTTGCCGGTACTCCTGCATATTTAGTATTTGGTTTTGCATCTCCTTTAACAAAGGCACTTGCACCTATCATACAATTTTCTCCTACGTTTGCAAATTGATGCAGAACTGCATTAAGTCCTATATTAGCACCATTGTCTACAATAGAATGTCCACCTATTTTTGCTCCGCAACTTATTGTTACGTTATCTAAGATTGTGCAATCGTGTCCTATGTGTGCGTGTTTCATTATGAAGCAATTATTGCCTATAAAGGTATCTATTTCGGTTCCGGCATCTATTGTTACAAGTCCTGTAATAACATTGTTATCGCCTATGTATACTTTTCCTTTTTCTTTATTCCAGAACTTCTTATGCTCTGCTTTGTCTCCGATAATACAATAAGGACCAATGTAGTTTCCTTCTCCGATAATTACGTTATCGCCAATAATAGCGGTGGGGTGGATAAAGTTAGCCATTCTTTTTTTTATTTTTGGGTTTAGGTTGCTCTTCGTACCAAGTATACAAGCGTTTAATCATATCGAAAATACAATTACCGCACCATACTGTTAAGATAAAATCTGGACTCATATACTTACGATAAATATGCTCGTACATTTTTAAGATGTCTAAATCGATATTACGCACATAGCCATTTTGAACTGTATGCCAATTACCAACGTGTTGATCTAAAAAATTTCGGTGTTCTATTTCCATAAGTTCCACATTAGTTTTGAAAGTAAAGGTGCTAACACTCCCGGAATAAATACAAACGCAATTATATCGGTACATATTGCAGGTAGTAAATATAAAGCCAATCCTGTCCAAGCTGCTAAACAACTCGTGCAACTAAAAGGCTTAAAATCTAAATACCATTTTCTATGGAATTGGTGTATCTCTACAAAGAATATTGCAAAGCATATTGCTGCTATAATTATCATTTGCGTAATTGTTTTTTTAGTTCGCGTTTAGTTAATTTAAGTTCCCTATGTATTGACATATACGGAATACCTGTAACCCTGCTTAGTTCTTTAGCATTACAGTTATGCTTGATAGCATACACTCGTAATAGTTCCGCTTTGTACCAGTGCATCTTTGATAGTTCATCTTCTACTTTGTTAAGTAAATCTTCGTCTCTATCGTGTACTATTAATTCTACTTCTAAAGGTTTTCTGTATGTCCTATAAAATTGGCTTGTATTACTCTGCATCATATTAATCATAGTTCTAACTAAGTAGAACTTTAATACGTTCCGGGTGCGCATATCAATTAAACGCTCCTCTTCCATTTCACATAACACCTTAAATAACTCGCTTCTTAAATCGTCTCGTAAATCTTCAGGCTGCATCTTGTCTATTGCTTCCTTAAGTTCTCTGCTTTCCCAAAGTTCTAATATGATGCTATTCTTGTTCATACTCCTTTAAGGTTAGTTTGCCGTTCTCTTCGGTTGCTATGTAACAAAAACAATTTGCCGTCTTTGCTAAGTTTAAGAATGCTATTTGATAACTGCTAAGTTTATCTCCTATGGCTTTGGTTTCGCAATAAACCGCAACCCCTGTTTGTGTATGAAAACCGACAACATCTGGAACTCCTTTAAGTCCTATGAAGGTGCGACCTCTTACCGCAAGGTTATTATTGCGCCATACAAAGCACCCGTTTTTATTTAGGGTTTTAATTGCTTCTTTGGTTAATTCGTTTGCGGTCATATTACAAAACTATATTAAGAAAATGAAACTTTACCAATTTTTATTTGCTCATCAAAAAATAAAGCTACGGCTACGGCTCGAGCCTGGTTCTTTAACCATTGTTCAGTCCATTCGTCTCGGTACTGCTTTGCGCTTATGATGTCCATTTTATTAGCTTTGTAGGTTATAATCTCCATAAGTTTCTTTTTAGCAAGTGCGCCATCTTCTTTTGTCCATACCTTGATGCCTGAACTATTAAGTTTTGTAAATACAGATAATGGGTTAAACAACCTATCAAAAGTTCTATTTTCCAGAACCTTATATTCTTGATAAGAGTAATCAATTATCTCTAAATCGGTTAAGTGTGGTATTGCTTCAACTCTTTCCTGTGGCATCATTTTTCTTACTTCATTTGCTTTTTTCTTGTACCTGTCCATAACCTGACTAAAGTATGCAGGGCTAAAGTTTTGATAATGATCTATAAAGTCATTGGCTACCATTTGCTTAAACGCTACTTTAACTTCGTTTATTGTAAAGTTTCCGTATTCAGTTCTTATCCAATCCTCTAAAATTGCTAACTTAACATCTCCAGGATTGTTGATACCTACAAGCTGCATCAAATAAATAAGGTTTTGCTTAAATATGATAGAGTTTATGTTCCTCATTCGTTCCCCCGAAAATGCGGTCATAATCTCCTGCTCCATAGGAAGTAGAGTGGATATAGTTGTAGTTTCTAAGGTTCTCGAGTTCGTTTTTGTCAAGCTTTCGTTGATTGCTTGTAGTTCCTTTTGCATATTGTTTAGAGTTTATTAACCAAGTATTTGCTGCGTGTGTCCAACTTTTCATAGGATTTTTACCTACTTTCCACCCGTTGCTTGTATAGTAATTTACAAACTTTTCGGCTTCAATCTTTGCTTGATCTGTTCCTATTCGGATTGCCATATATTCGTACACCTGGTCAAAAGTACATTTTGAATTTGTATTTTCTGCAAGTTTTTTCTTTACCATTACCTTATCCTTATCCATATCCATTTCCTTATCCTTATCCATAGCACCATATAAGGGGCTTACAAGGGGCTTAAATTCGTCATCTAACAAATTGTATTTTTGTAAAATTTTGATAATTCCGCCGTGTGCTTTGTTGTCTGGGTTAAGTCCGCTTGGGTACTGAAAATCTATAAAGGAAGGTATGTACCATTTATTCCCTTGATCTATTCTAACAACCTTGTCTCCAAAAAATTTAACCGCATCTTGCTCGTTTATATCTTCGCCTATTCTTATCCTGGCGACATCAATGTCTACTTGCCAAATTCCTGCGTGGTCGCAGTCATCACAAATGTAAAGCCATAGAAGTTTGTAAGGTGCTGAAAGGTTGCGGATAAAAGGTTTTTTCCATTTCTCCGTGTCTGTAAATCGTTTTGCCATAAAAAAAGAAAAGACCCGAGAAGGAGCGAACTTCAAGGGTCTTTATTATTTAACCACTAAACACATTATGGGTTCGCTCTTCCTTAATGTGTCTTTATATATCTGCAAATATACACTAAATTTCTTTAAGTTCTAATTTTAAACAAAGTTTTTTTAGCTTAGTTTTAAACCAGTCCTCAGTTTCTATTAGGTTATTCGCTTGTTTAATGTTATGGATAGCCGTTGTGTGGTCGCTTGTTCCTGTGTACTGGCTTATCTCCTTAAGGCTTAACTTGGTGTATCTCCTGAGTAAGTAAGCAGCAGCCTTTCGCCCAAACGTTGTTTTTAATGATCTATCCTTAATTAATACATCGCACTCAAACTCCTCGTCTACCAATTTAACAATCGTTCTTGCGCCAATGTCTAACCCTAAAGGCTCGTTATCTTCTATGCCTAACAATCCAAGTTGCTGCATCATTTCGTGTAGTTGCAAATGGGTGTTACGTTGTGCAAAGTATAAGTCCTTTAACTGTCTAATTGATATATCCTTTTTTCTCGTTAGCATAATTAAAACGGCAATCCTTCCGTATCTTCTTTAGGTTTGAAATCATTTACATAAATCTTGTAATCTGGTTGCTTCTCGTCGGTCTTGTAAGAATTAACCCACATTGAGTATTTAACATTCTCGATTGTAAAATTAATTACTTCTCCTTTAGCGGTTTGCTTTTTCCAAGCACCTGCACTCCATTTTTTTTGTTCCATTTTTTACTTTTTTATTAGTGAATATTTACTTACAAATTTAGGTTGTTTCTTATTACCTACGTTAATTAAGTCGGACTGTATCTTATATCCTTTGCGTTTTAATTCAAAGATAACTGCCGATAATCTCAGGCTATTAAATTTCGTTAGAGCCTGGATTGGTGTCAATGTTTTGCCCGAAAGCAAGTGGTTCAAGATTTGTTGTTTCTGTGTCATTGTTTGGGATTTGGGTTAAAAATACTGGTTTATCTAAAATGGTTTGATACTTATCTATAAACGCTAAAAGGTCTGAGTAAGCCTCTTCGTTATACCAAGCGTAGTGGTAAACTTCTGCAAGTAATATCTGCCTTTCAAATGGTAGCAATTCTTTCATTAGCTTTTTTTAATTGGGTCTGTGTAATATTGTTCTACTATTTTTTTATTATTTAATTGATATTTTATATCTGCTACTTCAATCCATTCTAAAAAATCTACAAATTGCGCTTTTTCTTTTTTAAGTGCTTTATTTATTTCGTCAGTTAGAGGTGTATCTTCAACCCATTTTAAAATGTATTCTCCATCTCCATCTATATAAAAGTTATTATCAATAAAATCTTGCATTGCGGTTTTCATATTAGCTTTTTTTAATTGTTTCTTTAATCTTGTTAAACTCTTCTAAGGTCTTGATGGCATTGATTTTCAAAGCAGCCTTTACTTTTTGATCTTCAGTAAACTTTGTCTTATCAAGTGCTTCAATCAAGAATGCCTTTTGCCCTTCGCTTACTTCGTCCTTATGTTCGTTAGTAGCGTCTGCATCTTTTGTATCGTCTATTGCAAATAGTCCGTTAAGTGCGTACTTCCTGGCGTAGCTACTTGCTGCTCCGGTAATTTGTGAAGCGTCCATTCCCTTTTTGTTTTCCTCTTCACGCGCTAACCCAGTACAAGTTATGTTGTCCTCTCCGTTATTTAGACAAGCCGTAGCCTTTACATAAACTCGACCGCCTACTTCTATTACCTCGTCGCTTAACATTAAAGCGTAGCCGTACTTATGGCAGATAGGTTTTGCAGCTTCGATTATATCTTCTGCACTTCGGTACTTGTATTTAGCAAAAGCGTTAAATTGATTTTTAGGTGCTTTTAATTCTTGTTGAATTTTAATTAGGCTCATAATTAATAGTTTAAAGTTAAGACAATTCTTACGTTTCCTTTTTTACAATGAAACCAATTATTTTCTTTGATATAATCGAACTCATAACCTAATACATTTAGATCATTCATTAATGTACTTGTTACCCACCCTTG